CTGGGATTGTTTTTTCTACAAATAAACTTATCGATATAGCCTAGCAAAAGCTTCGTCTACCTTTTTCACATAGTTCATATCTCTATCCTTTGGATCGTAGTATCTTTTATCTTTCATCATAGATCGAACATCCTCATGTGTAAGTGGTCGCTCTGGTTGAGAAACTTGATTAGGTCTTGATAAAGATGACTTAGTTGTTTCCATCATTCTTTCTAATGCTTCAATACCTTCAACAGTTGCACCTAATGTACCAGCAACAGCTTCATATTCTTCTGCCGAAAAGAAAGTAGATGCCCAGCTATTAACTGCATCTAAACGTGCATCAGCATTTTCACCAAGCTTTTGTTTTTCTGCATCAATGTCTGGCATAGTATCATTATAACTATCAATATATTTGTTTATACCTTCTTCAAAGATTTCTTGTGTGTAAGCATTTTCATTACAAAACCCTCTCCACCATTCTGTCATGCTGTTAGCTTCTAACATTTCTTCTGTAATGTTTTCTGGTAACTTAGGTAGCTCATAATTTTCTGGTTTCTCACTTTCTGCTTCTTCTGAAAGTTCATTGATAATAACATCACGTAGTTCATCTTTTTTACCACCAACATACTTTTCAAGATTAGTATAAGATTTACCAAACTCCTCCATATTAATTTCTCCAGTATCTGTATTCCAAAATTTCTCTGGTATAAAGTCTGGTCGAGCTTGTGGCTCGGTAGTTGTTGGAGCAGAATCTTCTGTCTGTGTTTCTTCAGTTTGATTTTCTACTGTTTCATTCTCGTTCATTTTGTTTATCCTTTACTATTTGTTGACTCTTCCCTTTGTTAATTCTTCTTTGAATTAATCCTACTATATATCTTTGTCCTTCCAGATGCTGTAAATGACTGGGTTCTACATTAGGTCCAGCTACAGCTTCTAATGTTATTGAACGTAGATATTTTAATACTTCTATACCAGTTGGTGCAGTAAAAGCAATAGAAAATGAATCGTTAATCTTCTGCTCATCCTCCACCCTTCTTTCATAATTATCTAATCCAACTAATTTGCTTGGTGTCTTATCCATCTATATGATACTCCTCTTTTAATATTTTGTTTAAAAACCAAATTGCTTTCTTAATATCTTCTGCCCCATTTTTCTGTCTATGCCTAGTGATATACTTTATCGCAGAACCATCTGGATATGCTAAGTCCTTAACGTAATCATATGTTTCTAAAGTTTTACCACAAGAACATTTACCAGCTAAGTAGTAAACTGGATTGATCTTGTCTATCATACTATCTCCTTTATCCAATCCCCATTATTATTTAACACCATAGGAAGCAATCTGGGAACACCATTTAGGATCACTCCACAACCTAATACAAATCGAGTATTAAAGTTTTTTGCATAACTAAATGCCATAGACTTTTGATTTATCAAACATCCTACATTCATTCCCCAATATAGATCATCTGGATTTGCCCAATATTTAATATTAAATTGTGTATGATAATGCCCCTGTACTGCTGACATACCCATGGCTTGAGATACCTTTAATATATCTGCTGATTTACCATGAGTAAAATGACAACGTTTCCCATTACTAAGTTTCAATGTAATATCATCTACCCACTTCCATTTCTTTGTACCAAGAAAATCTCCATAAGGTCTAAGAAACTGTGCTGACATACCATACTTAATAGCTCTTCGATATACTAATGAACTATGATTACTGTGTACTTCTGTTACATCTGGGAATATAGATTCTAATTCTTTAATATAAGATTTAGATAATGATAACTCATCACCAGCAGAAGGTAAGTCTGGGTTATGTTCATGCATAGAGATAGCATGAAAGTCTAACAGATCTCCTATATTAATAACAGTATCTGGCTTAAATGTTTTCTTTACTTCCTTTAAGAAGTCAAAAGAATCTTTATGATGGTATGGGATATGTAAGTCTGAAATGACTAATACTGATTGATGCATGTGATCCTCCTATCTTTGCATACCTAGGTCTGCTCTGTTGGAGGTCCTTCCATTGGTGGCTGTTGTTGCATCTGTTGCATCTGTTGCAATTGCATTGCGGCTTGTTGCATCTCTTCCTCCGAACGTATTAGTTCTTCTGGAACACCAAGTTTTTTAGCTATGAATTTAGCAACCTCATCTTGTTTCACTAATATATTCAATAGCTCTGGACCTACCCTCATTTGAATCATACCTAGAAATCTGTCAATTGTTGCAACATCTTGTTGATGCTGTGCCTGTGCAAGAGGTGAAGATGAACGTATCTTAATTTCTCTGCCATTGACAACAGGTATCTTTATCCTACCTTGTTTCTTCAAGATATAGATAACTCTTTGCAAAACTGGATTAACCAGTTCAGCTTGCAATCTTCCAAAAGCGGCACCAATCTGTCTAGATAGATCTGCCATTCTTTCTGCAATCTCTGTTGCAGTCATAGGTGTTTTCTCATTAGGTGTACCGAGCATCTCATTATACAAAGCTTTCTTTATATTTGTTCTCATATCTCTTAATACTAAATCAGATACATTAAAGTTACCAGCTGGTGCTATTGGCTGTAGTCCAGCGGATCCAGATGCTTTTGGTATTATCGTTCCGGGAATCAATGCAATATTATCTACATTAATGACACCATCATCTTCTACTTGATACATACCAGAGATAGACATCTGTGCATTTTCAAGTATTAATTCGATTACTAGATTTGCTGTTTTAATTGCTGGTAATGCCAGTTGTAATGGACCACGACCATAAACTTCTCCAGCAACTTTAGACCATCTATATACAACGTATGGATTTGATCCTAGTCCTGTAAATGTTTCTTCATGTATTTTATGTTCATATGCTGTAGCAATAACACAATATACATGCTCTTCTTCTTTTTTGTTACTGTGATTACGATAAACAACTTCTAATATATCACAATCATTCTCTGCACCTTTTTCCATATCCATTGTCATCTTGTCAGACATAGTTCCATTTGGATAAGCATGAATTAAATCTTTCATTTTAATTTTTCTCATACGATACACATGATCTATATCATCATTATACCCAGCATCTAATACAATTTGTGGTAATGGGATTGCCTTAAATCTAATAGGATGTACTGCATCACCTTCTTCAATAAGCAATACACCTGTACCTACTGCACAATCTAAAAATGTTTCGTGAACTTCTTGGGAAAAATTGGAATTTTGTAATATTTCAAATACATATTCAGTAACCTCATCAAGCATAAGGTTTACATCTTTTTGTTCTTCTTGTGGAACTTCTGTACCAGCAACAAGATCAGCCCATCTTGCATAGTTAGGAACGATCCCAGCTTGTAATCGACTAGCAAATTCTTGTACACCCACTACAGCAGTTTCATCAAAGATTCTATCTGCTCTTCTTCTACCGATAGATTCTGTATAAAAACTTTCTCGCTGTGGTAATGAAAACTCATAGCACTCTTCAAAGGTAGGCATCCATAAATCTTTGATACTTTGTGCATTTTTATAACGTGTAATTAACTTTCTAACATCATTATCAGAATAGCTTTCTGTTGCCTGTGGCTTAACATCAATTACCATTACACACCTAGAGTATCTTTAGTCATTAAATTACCAGCGACTTGGAATCCTTGTCCACCTTTTTTACCAGCTAACAAAGATCGCTTACCTTGTTTACCAGAATATGCCGCTAATCTCATTTCAAATGTTTTTTGTTTATCTTCTGTAATTTGTCTTTGTTGATCTTCTCTTAATCTTTTTCTTTGTGCAAGAACACTAGCATCTTGTGGAAGAGGTGCTGGTGGTTTAGGTTTTGGCATTAAGCTACCGACACACATTATCTCATCCTTTCTATTATTGATCTAGGTTTTACATTGAAGACATCAAAATTACGTCTTGCTACTACAGGTTTACTTGTTTTTTGTCCCATTGTCAATGCTCTACCTTCTCCAGCACCTAGAAGTAAGTACTGGAAAGCATCATGTATATGTGAAAATCTATTCTTGTTTGGTCTATCATCATATCTTTCTCCAGAAACTTGCATCCTTTTATAGTGATAACCACCATCAAAACCTTTAATTAAGTTGGCACATTTAGGATCTATAATCAGTCCACTCTCCCCATCTGTCATTCTATTTAATACAGTTGATACAGATTCTAATCTTAGCAATACATCATTAGATGGTGCTGGTCTTGCATTTAATCCTCTACCTCTTAGTATCTGGAATGGTGTTGATTCATCTGTTTGTACTCTTTGATCTCCAGCTGGATCACCAAATATAATAAACTCTCTTGGTAAGTACTGTGCCATATGCTGTTTCATTAATTCTGAAAATCTGACAATCCCCATATCTTCTGCTACCAATTCATCAAAGACAAGCCATCTACCTCTAAGTCTTTGTGCAAATACACAAGCTGGTGTTAATCCAAAGTCTAATCCAACAAATACAGGAACACCATCTGCAATAGCAAGATCACCTTTAGCAACATGTGTCTTATGAACAAACGATTCATATACAGGTTTCCCATCTGATATTTGTCCTAGCTTGTTTAATACATAGACATCTATCCACGATTTTGTTTTACCACGTATTATATTCCTGTAATAATCTGCTGTTAGGTTAATACCATTCTCCATTATAGGATTCTTTTCATAATCCTCTATTTCATTGTTCTTATCTTTAAGTTCTAGCATAGCTGGTGGTTGAGAATAAAAAGACCAGTTGTCTGGTTTCACCAACATCTTAGCTTCTTGTTTGGATATGTGGTCTGGTAGTACTGTATCTCCTGACATAATTGGCCACCAATGTTCTGTATCTGGTGAGTTGGTATCACAAATAACACCATACCAACTTGGTCCACCATCTCTCATAGATGGATATCGACCTACTCTCATAGAACAAGC